AGTATGTTAGAGAAATGAAGCGTGAAGAGTAATCACAATATCATTCGTGCGTTACTCAAACAGCACCCCGATGGTTTGAAGTCAAGCGATATATCTAGGCTAACTGGCATAGAAGTTCGTTCTGTCAACAAATCATTGGAGGGTGTGTTTGGTGTGTACGTCGATCGGTGGGAGAAGTCAACTCACCGCAACACACTAGCCGCAATCTGGGTCGTCGTTGACGTGCCTGAAAACTGCCCGAAACCTAATTACACTGGCAGAAGAACCAAATTAAATTCAAAGGACTGACGTGTTCACGATAAGATGATTTGTGCAAGCCCAGTAGATGCGACCACACTTTGTCGGCAACAAGGGGCGTCCAGTCCTTTGAGTATTGACCTCTTGTTGCCATTCCGCAACGCGACACGAGGGGGCGCGTAATCTACTTTACCCCCTCACCTAATTAACAGGAGGTTGACATGTCAACACCAGAAGTAAAAGTCAAGAAGCAAATACGTAAGATACTAGATGAGTTGGGCGTGTACTACGCCATGCCCATCGGGACAGGATACGGGAACTCAGGGGTACCTGACTTTCTCGTGTGTGCTGGCGGCAAGTTCGTTGGCATCGAAGCAAAAGCGGGTAAGGGTAAAACCACCGCTCTACAAGAAGCCCATCTAAGCCGCATACGTGGCGCAGGGGGGATAGCCGTTGTCATCAATGAGGACAACATACAAACTTTAAAGGAGGTCTTATCATGACCAAAGACATAGAGGAAACACGCGAACGTCGGGCTCAACAGCAGAAAGTGGAAGCCGCAGTAGACGAATTGATGGAACTGATGGGTGATAAAGAGGTGAACATAGGCATCTCTGCACTTTTAAGCTACCTGTGTACGCTTGCATACAAGACGGGCTACCCCCGCGATAAGTTAATCGCGTACATCACCACGCTCTACGAAATGCATGAGAAGAAAAAATCATGAGCGAAGCAATGTCACAAGAAGAGTTAGAGCAACGAATTAACAAGATGTCAGACGAAGAGCAGGCGCACTTCAAGCTACTGATATACAAGTTGGTGATGTGTTATGGAGAAGGGCAAGCGCAAGGCGTTGTCATCATCGGTCGCGCAGAGGATGCGTTTGCAGGAGTCGTTACCCTAAATTGTAATGAGATGGAGGCGTCGCAACTTATGTTGGCGGCAAACGATTTTTTCGGCTTTCTAAACGTCCTAGACGCACCACCCAAGGAGAGTTTTAATTGAGCAAACCATACGACAAAATAATAACCATCGACTTTGAGACGTACTGGGACAGCAAAGAGTACACGCTCTCTAAAATGACAACCGAGGAGTACATACGCCATGATAAATTTAGAGCGTTCGGAGCTTGCGTCCATGTATACGGAAGCGATGAACCAATTAGATGGTTTGGAGATACGGAGTTACGTCAGTACTTTGATGGGATTGACTGGGGACGAACCGCAGTGCTTGCCCACAACGCACAGTTCGATGTATCAATTATGGAGTGGAGATATAACGCCCGACCATGTTTCATCTTTGATACGTTATCAATGGGACGAGCGCTTCGAGGAGTTGAAGTCGGCAACTCCCTTGCAAAACTGGCCTCCGATTATTCCCTCCCCCCAAAAGGCAATGCTGTTTACTCCACTAACGGACTATCAGTACTCACGCCGGAAATTGAAAAAGAGCTTGCCGACTACTGCGCCCATGATGTATTTCTGTGCGAGGAGATATTCAAACGACTTGTTAAAGGCTACCCTGCGAAAGAGCTACGGCTCATCGACATGACGCTCAAGATGTACACGCGTCCGCTGTTGCAATTAGACCAACAAATGTTAATCAAGGCACTAGCCGAGGAAGGAACTGCTCGTGAACAACTATTACAGAGGCTCGGCGTGGAGGATGCTGCGCTGGCATCGAACCCGCAGTTTGCTGCACTACTTGAGAAACTCAATGTGGTTCCGCCAACCAAGACAAGCAAGACAACTGGGAAGCAAACACTTGCCCTCGCTAAAAATGATGCCCTATTTCAGACGTTGCTTAACAGTGAACGTGAAGACGTTGCCCTACTTTGTCAAGCGCGTCTTAAGGTTAAATCAACCACTGAGCGAACGCGTGCCCAAAGATTCCTTGACATCGGCAAACGCGGCACGCTTCCAGTTCCGCTCTCGTACTACGGGGCGCAGACGGGTAGGTGGACAGCGGCCAAAGGCTCGGCCATCAACATGCAAAACCTCAAGCGAGGTTCATTCCTACGCAAAGCGATTATGGCTCCCGAGGGCTACCAACTGGTCGTTGGGGACTTATCTCAGATTGAACCGCGAGTTCTCGCATGGCTTTCGGATTACCAAGATATGCTCGACATCTTCAAGGGAGGTGGTGACCCTTACGCGGCTTTCGGGGCTCAGATGTTCAACATCCCGAACCTCACCAAAGAGTCTCATCCCGACCTACGCCAATCTGCAAAGTCTGCGTTACTTGGGTGCGGTTACGGCCTCGGTTGGGCTTCGTTTGCCTCTCAACTACTCGTCGGTTTCCTCGGTGCACCACCGGTCAGGTACTCGCGGGATTTTGCGAAGCAGTTAGGCGTTGACTCTGAGTATGCGCAAGCGTTTGTGAAGTTGAACGACATTGATACAAAGCTGATTGACATACCGCACACCTGTTCGACTGAAGATCTGCTGAACCATGTGATTGCGTCCAAAGCTATCATAGATACGTATAGGAACACTGCGTACCCTGTTGTAGCGTTCTGGAGTCTCTGTGAAACAGCTTTACACAGAGCGCTTGTAAAGGGTGAAGAACTGGTGTATAAATGTATTACGTTCCGCAAAGGTGAGATAGAATTACCAAACGGAATGAAGTTGTTGTACCCTGATCTTCGCTATGTGAAGGACGACAAAGGTAGGAGCCAAGCAGTCTATGGGCCACACGCTACCAAGTTGTATGCAGGGAAGATAACGAACAACATTACGCAGGCATTGGCGCGTATTGTTATGACGGATGGTATGTTGAGGGTAGCAAAGAAATACCCGATCGCAGGCACAGTGCATGATGAGTTGATTGCTGTTGTACCTGACGATGAAGTGGTTGACGCTAAGACTTGGGTCTTGGCGCAAATGACTATGGAGCCAAGCTATATGCAAGGCATACCATTGTCCGCTGACGGTGGCGCTCACCGGAGATATGGATTAGCAAAAAGCTAGGAGAAGCAATGCAGATACCAAAACGCATACAAGTTGGCAACACTGAGTACGCCACAATCATGGTCAATAAAGCCAAGCGACAAGATACGTTGGGCACAATCGACTACACACACGGCATCATCTGGCTTGCCAAGAGAGATGCTTACGGCAACAAGTTAGACAAAGCAGAACTGGCCGACTCGTTCTGGCATGAGATGACTCACGCTGTACTACACGACATGAAGCACGAGCTATGTAGTGACGAGAAGTTTGTTAATGCTTTTGCCAAGCGCCTTTCTTCTGCAATCAACTCAGCCCAACTATGAAACAACCCGCATGGTCACACTCAGCCCTCAAAGATTTTGAGGGATGCCAACGCCGTTACCAAGAGGTCAAGGTCTTGAAGAACTACCCGTTCACTGAGACTGAGGCAACACGCTACGGCAATCAGGTACACAAGGCTATTGAGGACAAACCAATACCCGCTGAGTACTCACAGTTTCAACCTGTGGTGGACGCCATGCTGAAGAAGAATGGGCGCAAACTCGCTGAGTATGAGATGGCGCTGACTGTCGACCTCAAGCCGACAGGTTGGAAAGACAAAGACGTGTGGGTGCGCGGCATTGCTGACATCCTTGTCGTTGATGACGACAACCTTACGGCGTGGGTGGGTGACTGGAAAACTGGCAACAACAAGTATCCAGATAGAGATCAGTTAGTTCTCATGTCGCTCATGGTGTTTGCTCACTTCCCACACATCCGCAAGGTCAACTCAGCATTGCTGTTCATTGTGAAAAATGATATGGTCAAGATGTCGATGGCACGAGATGACGCCGACAAACACTGGTGGGACTATCGTGAGCGTACAGCGCGGCTTGAAGCAAGCTTTGCCAACGACGTGTGGAACCCAAATCAAA